TCATGCTTCTGGGACAAATTGCACAACTCCGTACAATCCCTATAATTAAGCATCATTTCGTTGTAACCATTACTATTAATGAGGTTGGAAATTCTACGAACTTCCCTGACACCAGGCGAAATCCCTTGCCCAACAACCGACCTGAACAACATGGTCGTGACAGAAACTCCTATAGTGGCAATAAGTGTTGCAATAGTTGTTTCACTAGACAACTTGTTCACAATCTCATTAACGGCTGTTCCAAAAACACTGGATGTAATCTGTGGTGTTTCTTTAGGCCAAAATCTACGTATAGACGCTGCAAGAGCTGAAAAAGTAAGAGCTTTAACAACGCCATTAACATGAGAATCAGAAAAAAGTTCCTGAAAAAGATTGCCACAAGTCTCAGATGCACTGTCAGGAACTATGCTAAGAAGTTTGGCAACAATCTCGTCTAACCTGTCAAACGTCCCACCAATGGCGTCAGAACTTTCAATGGCCTTAGTCTTAAGATTAAAAGCCATACGGGCGCCCTTATCCAAAAGCTTCTTAACCGAATCACGCAACCTAGCGCCATAAAAACGAAGGCCATGATCAAAGCCAGCGAAATTGTCGTCAGTATAAAGCCCTGAAACTGCCATAATAGGAACAACGGTTATAATAACTGTTTTACTAATGGTGTTGAAATAACTAGTAAGACCTCTATTGGTGTTGGTGTTGAAAATAGGTAATGTGCTAAAAAACTTGCTCAAACACACAATTGCAAAACCAGACGTTATTGGCTGAGAACGAAGTTGATCAATAGCCTTCCTGAAAAAGTCAACAATATCAACAGTCAAAGCTGAATAATCGTGATCACTCTTAAGAAAAGCAGGCAAAGAAAGGTCAGGAACGAGATTTGGAACTTCCAATTCCTCGTCGGTATCTTCTTCAGAAGAATCAGCGACAAAACTAGAATTAAAAGTAGAATTTGGAATGCAAGTAGTCTCGCCCATGGCGTCTGTGAAGCTCCGATTAGCATTCAACAAATCAGCTTGTCTGAAACATTCATCTACACCATCAATGGTAATAAGGTGTGGAATAAAGCCATGGAGAATTAAACATGTAGTGAGTGATGTCGTAGTGGAAATACTTCTCATCCTCTTGACTTCGTCTCTAATTCCATAAGAATATGTGGCCATTCCACTAATAATGGCACTCATCCAGCAAACAGAATAAATAGTGATCGTCTCAAAAGAAAAAGGATCACATGTCCAAGCCCAATGGAAGCGAAAAGCGAAAAGCACTAACCTTGCAAGGCTAAACCAAACTTGAGAAAAGACAATTATCTCGACGTACCCTTGGAATGGCGCGTCAAACTTGAGAAACTTGGCCATGGGGAGAGTTCCCCTGTACTTGTAAGAAATGTAAGAAAAATAGAACAGGGAAAAAACGTCCATCCCCACCCAGCTCCAATGGAACAAGCAAAACAAGAACAAATAGAGAG